CCGACTCTACAGATCTCGATTAAATGGGCCAATTCTTCGACCCAAATAGGACGTACACCGTATCGGGAGGCAAGCGAATGACTATCGACATAGCCTAATTGCTCTCCAGTCACGAGTTCCTCGAAATAAGTTTTAACCACCTCCTTACCACCTGGCAAAGCGAACCTCTTGTTGAACGCTTCGTTTATACAGTGGTTTCCCGATTGCGCCCTGCCGCGGACGACTTGTGCCAAGTGTTGTTCCACACGAACTTCAAAGGGAATCTTGTTACTCCCCGGAAAATCCCCCAAAAAAGTGCCAAAGCTTCTAAGAAGGACTCCGAGATTTAACACGGCGTCGATGCCCCCATCGCTATTTATGTGAGGAGAATACTTCAAAAATTGAATATCACTCAACTCCACACACTCTTCGATCTTGAATAAATATCCAACATCTCTGGCCGCAGACACTAATGCCGCTGACGCTTGAGACTTGGTTAGTGTAGTATTAGCGTACCTACTAGCAAAACGTAAACATATCAATTGGTTGGCGCAATTATTGACACAGGTAGTTAAACTTGAACCGGAATACAGGACCTTCCCTTTTGGTTTCAATTTAACTTTCTCCTTCCTATTCTCAGGGTTTCGTAAGACGGCTACAGCAAGTAATTGCTTAAAGACCCCATCAACGTCTTTTGAGAATCTGGTATCGACATCTATGCAATATTGCAGCAATTGGAACACGGGGTCGAAATTCGAACCGTCAGCGGCGCTAATGTCCATATTGAACTTGAAGATGCCATCAGAGCACCTATAAGATCCAACAGAATCGTCGCTAAAATAAGCAAAATAACCATCCTTAGGGGGAGAGTCAAGCTTACCGAAAACCGATCTCAATTTTCCAAGTTGAGGGGTTTTAACAAATTCGCTATCTATGTTATTGATCGTGTAAGTTTCTTTGAACGCGTTCTTCACTGCGTCCATAAGATAAGCAGCCTTTAGAGAACCAGGGGTAGTTAAATCTCCGATAGCTCTAAGGTATTTCTTATTAGGCAACAAATCGCCTGTCTTACACTTATAATCAACACTTCGCATATACGTAGCGTCGTCCATCTTACCAGCGTTTCTGAGGGCTGCCAAAGCTTGTAATCTCAATACACGCTTAGGGTGGGTTTCTTCAGCCCATCTAGCCTTCTCACTCTCAGAATCGTTGAAATCGAATAACAACACTCGCAACCTGTTCCTATAGCTTTCAGCCCAACACCATATCGCATCATCGTTTAATGTGACATTATTGTACTGATTACGTCTTAATTCTTCATGCAAACCTGGAATTGTAGGCTCCCTCGCACAGGTGACTCGGCGTGTCGCCCCTCTAATCCCATTTGCGTTGCTGATGTACATACGGGACTTGTTCGCAAAACAAGGCCCAGCAACAGTCCTGTATTCTTTGTTTCTAAA